GGCCGAGGGCAAGTGGTTCTACCAGCGCGGGTCGCAGTTGGTGCGTCCGCAGAAGTGGGGGAAGGGCCCTCTCGCGGCGGCGTGGGTGTGCGCTGAGGCCGCTGGGCCGGTGCTGTTCGACGGCTGGGACGCTCAGGGCGAGCCGGTGGGCCGGTCGTGGGCGACGCCGCACATCCAGATCACGGCGTGCTCTGAGGATCAGACGGACAACACCTGGCGGGCGTTGCAGCCGATGATCGAGCTCGGCCCGCTCGGCGAGAACTTCATCCCGGACACTGGGCTGACGCGGATCAACCTTCCGGGGGGCGGGCTGATCGAGCCGGTGACGGCGTCGGCGAGGAGCCGGCTGGGGCAGCGGATCACGGCGGCGGTGCAGGACCAGTCGGAGTCCTGGGTGCAGTCGAACAACGGCTGGATGCTCGCGGACAACCAGCGCCGTGGCCTGGCGGGGATGGGCGGCCGGTTCCTCGAGACGTGCAACGCCCCCGACCCGGTGGAGAACAGCGTGGCGTACCGGACGCCTCGCGAGCCGGGCGTGTTCGTCGACGACGTGGACGGCGGCCCGGGGAGCATTCGCAACAAGGCTGAGCGCCGGAAGGTTCTGCGCCGGGTGTACGGGGACTCGACGGTGGAGCGCGGCGGCTGGGTTGACCTTGACCGCATCGACGCTGAGATCGAGGCGCTGCTGGAGCACGATCCGGCGCAGGCGGAGCGGTTCTTCCTGAACCGCAAGCTCGCGAGCGAGGGCGCCGCGTTCGACATCGAGCAGTTCGTCAGGCTCGCGAAGCCGCGCACGCCGGAGAAGGGCGAGAGGGTCGTGGTCGGCGTTGACGGTGCGCGCTACGAGGACGCGATCGCCGTCGTCGCGACCGAGGTGAAGTCCGGCTACCAGTGGCCACTCGTCGTGGTCGAGCGCCCGGATGACGCGCCGGACGACTACGAGCATGACTTCGCGCGGGTCGACGCGGCGGTGAACGAGGCGTTCGAGCGCTGGAACGTGTGGCGGGTGTACATCGATCCGCAGCGCATCGACCGGCTGGTGGAGGGCTGGTCGAACCGTCACGGCGAGAAGCGCATCATCGAGTGGCAGACATACCGGCCGCGGCCGATCGCGTGGGCGGTCCGTAAGTACGAGCAGGCGATCGCGTCCGGGGACGTGTCCCATGACGGCTCGGAGGTACTTGTTCGTCATGTCCGCAACGCCCGCAAGCGCGTGCTGACGGTCCTCGACGACAAGGAACGCGCGATGCACACGCTGACGAAGGACCATGTCAGGTCGCCGAGGAAGATCGACGCTGCGATGGCGGCGGTCCTGTCGTGGGAGGCCAGGGGCGACTGCATCGAGGCGGGCGGCGTGTGGATGGGCGACGAGACAGTGCCTCCGGAGCCGCCGAAGCCCGAGCCGTGGGCGCCGGGCCGCGCGTTCGACACTCGGGGTCTTCAGCCGGCGTCGCCGGTCGGCCCGATGGGCGCGCTCAGCTAGGTGCTGTCGACGGCCGAGATCCGCGAGTGCCTCGAGCGCTGCGAGTACAAGCCGGGCTGGACCTGGACGCTTCACGAGGACCCGTGGGAGGGCTTGTTCATCCGGTTCCTCGTCGAGATCGACGACAGCTACGGCACCGGCACGCTGACGCTCGGCATCGACTCGTGGCTTCCTCCGCAGGTGAGCGAGGAGTCGCTGCGGCTGTGGATGGCGTGGCGGCTGGGACGCATCGAGAGCCATGAGATGCGCGAGTTCTTCAAGGTCGACGGCCGTCCGGTCTTCGACCCTCATGCAGTGACCACCTAACACTCGACCTGGGAGGTCGATCCAGATGGCAGCACCGCGTCTCAGTGACGAGGAGAAGGAGCGTCTCGCGGGCGGCGAGGCCGCGGCGAAGAAGGCAGCTCGTGCCCCCGCGGGCAGCGAGGAGCTCTCCGGGGCGGCGCCGGGCATCAAGGGCCGCGACGCTGACCCGGACGCCACAGAGTCGTTCGATCAGCCGGCGTCGGCTCGTCGTGCGCAGCGCCGGGCGGACAAGCGCATGGACGAGGTCCGCGACATCCAGCGCGACGTGCAGTCGCGGAACCTGCTGGAGAACGTGCCGCCGGAGAACGTGCAGACGGTGTTCGGCACGAAGACCGGCAACAAGGACCCGGACTCGGTGACGTTCGTGCACGCCGGCGGCGGCGTGACGCTGATGACGTCGTCGAACGAGGTGACGTTCAACAACCGCGACGACGCGCTGTCGCTGGTGCGGGCGGCGAACCAGATCGCGGCGAACCTGTGACCGAGCTCGCCCAGGACCAGGCCGAGGTGATCGCGGCGCTCCAGGCGAAGCTCGATGCCGCGAACGCGAAGATCGCGCAGCAGGCCGGCGGCCTGGTCGCCGGCGAGAAGGACGGGTTCGCGGAGTGCCTGACCGACGACTGCGACGCCTACAAGGAGCTCGCCCCGATCCCGGTGAAGGTCGAGGTCGTCGAGAAGCTGTTCCCGCCCGGCAGCGCGGTGCACGGCATCGAGTCGACGACGAAGTACGTGCTGGCGGTCAACGACCAGGACATGATCTGCCCGCACTGCAAGGGGCCGCGCAGCGTGCTCGAGGACCGGCCGCGGAAGATCCCGAAGGGGTTCTGACGTGCGTGTCGTCGAGCGGCCGGTGAAGCGGCCGATGCACTGCGCGGCGCTGCCGTACGTCGGGCAGTCGAATCACGCTGTCCGGTGGGTGGACACGGGGTCGGAGCTGCCGGGCGGCTTCGACAACCACGTCTACCTGTCGGACGCGGCGGTCCGGGAGGCGATGCAAGCCCTCCGCTACCCGCTGCCCGGCGAGTTCCGCGAGGTCCGCGCCGACCGTGACCGCCTCAAGGTGCAGCTCGACGAGGCTAACGCGGAGCTCGAGGCGTTGCGCGAGCAGATCGCGGCGGTGCAGGTGCTCAAGCAGGCCGGCTACCAGCAGGCCCGCAAGCCCGGACGGCCGAAGGTGGAGGCATGAGCAAGACGACAGCAGGCGGCACGACGGCGGTGAGCGTCGGCACGACGGACACCGCGATCCTGTCTGCGAACCTCGGGCGCCGAGAGGTGACGATCGTCAACGACGGCGCGAACGTCGTGTACCTCAGCTTCGGGACCGCCGCGGTCGCGAACGCCGGTGTTCGGCTCAACGCGGCGGGCGGGTCGTACACGACGAACAACTGGGAAGGCACGATCCGCGGGATCGCTGTCACCGCCGCTTCCGTCGTGACGGTCGCCGAGTTCTGATGCCGCACGGCAACATCAACAACCCGAAGTCGATCGTGACCCCGAAGGGCGCCGGGGTGCGCAACCCGTAGTTCCAGGCGCCCCCACGGCGGGCCGTGAACCCGGCCGCAGGGGCTGACACCCGGAGCGTAAGTCCGGATGCTGCATTCGACGCTAGGCACCATCTCGAGCGGTCAGACGCCGCGTTCACGTTCCGCACGGTCTCCTCGGCCGAGGTTGTGCTGAATGCCTGTCGATAACCCCGACGGCTCGACGAGCGGTACCCCTGGTCCGCAGGGACCGCCCGGACCCGAAGGGCCGCAAGGTCCCCCGGGGCTGCCGGGGAGCGCCGGACCGACCGGACCTCAGGGACCCGTCGGCCAGCAGGGGCCGAAGGGCGACACGGGCTCGGAAGGACCAACAGGCCCGGCCGGACCACAAGGGCCACAGGGCGCAGCAGGGCCACAGGGACCTCAAGGTCCCCAAGGGCCGCCTGGTGCCCCCGGCCCGTCGGCGTACGTGGCGGTCGTCAAGCAGGCTGCCGACGTCACCAACAGCGCGACGACCCGGGTCAACACGGACCTGGTGTTCAGCTTCGACCCGGGTGGCGTCTACGCGGTCGACCTGTACCTCCTCGTCACGACAGCGGCAACGACGACCGGGCTCGCGCTCACGTTCGATACCAGCGTGACCGTGACGGTCAACGCGCTGACGTTCGAGCATCAGCTCGCGACGGCGGGCACGCTGACGGGCGGCGACTCGATCGCCGACGACACGCCCCGCGGCATCTCGTCCGGTGTCCCGACGGCGAGTGCGCTGGTGCCGGTGCTCGCGAAGGGCCTGATCGTCGCCGGTGCGACAGCCGGGACGGCGCGGCTGCGGTTCGCCTCCGAGGTCTCGGGCTCCGCGGTCGTGTTCAAGGCCAACAGCGCCATGACCGTCACGAAGATCGCATGATCTACCTCCTCCTCGTCATCGCTCTTCAGTGGGCCGCCATCGGCTACCTGCTGTTCGACGCTCGCCGTGAGCGCTACCGCAACGCCAAGGTGCTCGCGGAGTTCACGAAGGCGTCGGAGCGGGAGCGTCAGACGCTGCTTCAGCGCATCCAAGCACCCGACGCCGCGGTCCTTCAGCACGAGCAGGACACCCGCCCGCCGGCGCAGGACGCGCCGTGGCTGGGCTGGGAGACCGACGATCTCGAGGACCGCATGACGAAGGAGCAGCTGGCCGAGGCGATCGATGGCCGCAACGACTGACAGCTACCAGCAGCCCGAGCCGACGACCGGTGATCGGATGCGCCCGGCCGGGTACGGCTACGACAGCTACCGCCATCAGCCGCGAGCGACGGTCGGCGCCCCGCCGCCGCGGATCGTCAAGGATCGACTCGAGCGGGGTTGGCGGGAGACTCTCAAGGACGCTCCGAAGCGCAGGCTGTGCGCCCGCTTCGAGAAGGGCGATACGTACTGGTATCTGACGTCGAAGCAGGTCCTGACGGCGCAGAACACGGTCACGAACCCGGACGGCTCGGGGAAGCTGCCGTGGCGGATCCGCAACACGTACAACTTCATCAAGCCGATCGTGCAGTCGAAGGTCTCGCAGGCGACGCAAAGGATCCCGAGCTACGAGACGAGCCCGACGAGCACGGACCCGGAGGACTGGGGGGCGGCGAAGCTGTCGGAGCGCGTCGCCATGTACGGCTACGACCAGTGGCGGGTGCGCGGCGCGACCGTCGACACGGTGAAGATGGCGATCGCGCACGGCGGCGAGGGGTTCGCGGAGCCGTACTTCGACGCGAACGTCGGCCCGTACATCCCGGTCATGGACGACAGCGGCCCGAGCTTTCAGGGCATCGGCGACATCAGGCTCGCGACGTACAGCCGCAACGAGGTGATGTGGGAGCCGGGCTGCCGGTTCGAGGAATCGCGGTGGTGGGCGACCAAGCGGGCAACTCCGATGGAGTACCTGCGCGAGCTCGACGGCTTCTACGGCGGCCCGCTGGTCCCGGACGCCTCCACCATCGACGTCCCGACCGACCGGCCCACGTCGGATCAGATGGTGGTCTGCACCCGCTACTTCGAGCGGCCGTGCCCGTCCTACCCGCAGGGCCGGTACCTGTGGATCGCCAACGACAAGGTGATCTGCCCGGAGGAGCCCTACCCGCTCCAGGACCCGGACGGCAGCATTCTCGACGAGCCGGTCCTGCATCGCCTGGTGTGGGACCACGACCCCGACGGCGACAACGACCTCGGCCTCGTGTGGCAGCTCGTCGACTTTCAAAGGACCGCGCAGGACATCTACAACAAGCTGCTGGAGTACAAGAACCGCGGCCTGCATCCCCAGCTCCTCGCCGCCGTCAACAGCCTCGTCCGCCGGTACACCGACGAGCCGGGTGCCGTCATCGAGTTCCGCGGGCAGACGCCGCCGCAGTGGGCGAACCCGGTGCAGGTGCCGCAGGCCTTGTTCCAGATGCTCGAGCAGGTGCTGGCGGACATGCGCGCGGTCGCGGCGGACGTGCAGATCCAGGCGGACCCGAACGTCGCCGCGAGGACGTCGCAGGCGGTCATCGAGAACGCGCAGTCGCAGTGGCAGTCTTTCCTCGGCGACCTCGCGGAGTGGCACAGCCGGCTGATGCGCCACTGCCTGCTTCTCGTCGCCCGGTTCTACACGGAGCCGCGTCTGATCCAGATCCGTGGTCGCAACGGCCCTGAGAACATCCGGGACTTCAAGGGCGCGCACCTCCTCGGCCAGGTCAACGTCCGCGTGCTGCCGGGCAGTCTTGAGAACTTCACGCGCCAGCAGATCACGAACCAGACGTTGGCGTTCGCGGATCGCGGCTGGATCTCGCCGCAGCAGGCGATGGCGACGATCAACGGCGGCACGACCGAGTCGCTGACCGCCAGCTACTACCTGGACCGCGCGAAGGTGAACCGGATCATCCAGAAGATCCGCGACGGCACCGTCCTCGACATGCCCGCCCGCATCCAGGACGGCCCGGACGGCACGCCGCTGCTGGACCCGGCGACGGGCCAGCCGGCGGAGGTTCCGACGTTCATGCCGGAGCCGGACGTCGACAACCTCGACATCTGGCAGCAGGAGTTCGCGGACTGGTCGAAGACGACGGACTACGAGAGCCTCGCACCGCCGATGCAGGAGGTCGCGAAGCAGATCCGCAAGGCGATCAAGGACTTGCAGGACCAGGAGGCGCAGCGCGCCGCGATGTTGCAGGAGCAGCAGGCG